AATTCAAACCAAGTATAGCAAAGGCATTTTATGACTATTTTGGAAGTGTTAATGTACTCGACTTTAGTGCTGGTTGGGGTGATAGGTTGGCTGGGTTTTATTGTGGAGAGACTACAAAATCATATGTTGGGATTGACCCAAACTCTACCAATCATCCAAACTATAAAAGACAAGTTGAGTTCTATAAAAAACATCAAACATTCTTTGAGGAAGATAAAAAGGTAGATTTAATCTGTAGTCCAGCAGAAGATGTGGATTACACAGAATATGAAGATTATTTTGATACCATATTTACTTCACCACCCTATTTTGATGTGGAGAAATATAGTGATGAGGATACACAGAGTTATAAGAGATATACCACGATTGATAGTTGGAACGAAAACTTTTTACATAAAACAATCGGTAAGTTAATACCTACATTAAAGAAGGATGGGATACTTGCTGTAAATATAGCAGATGTGTATCACGAATCTGTAAAGGGTTATGTGGATATTACAAACTCTATGAATGATTTTATTAAATCACAAGGGTTGAAATATGAAGGTTGTATTGGAATGGAGATGACTAAAAGGTTTAATTCTGCTGGAGCAGGTAAGGGTGTGAGTGATTACTATTCGGAAGATTTAAAAGAAAAGGCGGTCATAACTGAGGATATGGCATTTGGTGAACCGATTTGGATATGGAAAAAGTAAAGGTATTATATACAATAGGTGATTCATTTGTTTATGGCCATGGTTTAGAGTCTCGGTGGTCTACCACTTTGAGTAAAAGGATTGGTGGGTTAGATTGTAATGTTAGTCTTACTGGTTCCTCAAATGATAGAACATTCAGAACTACAATTAGGGACATTTCACGAATTGAATCTGAGGGTAAAGTTTGGTCAGAAACCACAGATAATATTGTTTGTAATTTATCAGATTTAGTCGTGATTGTTGGTTGGACATCACCTTTTAGGTTCGAATGGTTTCATCAAGGAGAATATTATCAATCAAGACTTTGGAGTCAAGAGAAAAAATGGAACTACAATGATGGACGAATCGATTACAAGTTTTCGGATGAGATTTCAAAACCTATCGTAAACGAATTAAATTCATTGATTAAATTCTTTACTCAAATTATATCATTAAAAAACTTCTTAGATAATAAAAACATACCAAATATATTCTTTAATTGTTTTTTCCCCTTTGGTCAAAGTGCCACAGAGTATTATAAAAAAATAATCGATGATTTGGAACAAAATAAAATTTCAAAATTAAGAACTTTTGACAACATAGATACATATTATAGTCTTCATGCATTGTGGGATTGTGTTCCAAGAGATTATAAGGAATTAAATCATCTTGAATTCATAGGAGAGAAAAATTTAGACGAAAGTCTTCATCCAACCCCACGAGGACATAAATTATGGTCAGATAAACTATTCGACTACGGAAATTATGATTGATATACTATTTGTAAATACAAATTCATTAGATAGAACATTTCAGAGTCTATCAAAGTATGCCGCAAAAGAACCACCGATATGGTCTGCACTTCTGGCACAATCATTGAGAGTCAAAGGATATAATGTTGATATATTAGATTGTGAAGCTTTAGAATTGACCACAAAACAAAGTTATGATACAATAAAACAAATAAATCCTAAATTAATTTGTTTCGTCCAATTTGGACAACATCCTTCAGCGTCTGCACAGAGTATGCAAGGGACTCATGAATTGTTAGAAATGATGGACTATGAATTCAAAACAATATTGATAGGATTATATCCATCTGCTTTACCAAAGAAAACTCTTGAGGACGAGAAATGTGATTTCGTATGTGAGGGTGAAGGAGTAGATACTTTAATCGGACTCATGGAAAGTGGATTCAAAAATGTATCAAAGGTTCCACGATTGTGGTATCGTGATTTAAATGAAGTAAAATTTACATTCATGACTCCCATAATCGAGAACTTGCAAGTTGGATTACCTGGCATGTCTTGGGATTTATTACCAATGGATGAGTACCGAAACACAATTCATTTTTCCATGACCAATAACAATGATAGAAAACCATTTGCATCATTATACACATCGTTAGGTTGCCCATACAAGTGTGATTTCTGTTGTATAAATGCACCATTCGGAAAGTCGGTATTTAGATATTGGGAACCAAAATTTATAATAAAAGAATTTGATAAGATTGCCAGTATGGGTATCAGAAACATTAAGATAGCCGATGAAATGTTTGTGTTGAACAAGAATCATTTTCTTAAAATATGTGATTTAATTATTGAAAGAGGATATGACTTTAACATATGGGCATATGCTAGAGTGGATACGGTCAAGGAGCAGTACCTTGAAAAACTAAAAATGGCTGGTGTGAATTGGTTGGCATTAGGTATTGAAAGTGGAAATAGAAAAATTAGAGTTGATTCGGTTAAAGGAAAATTTGAAGAAATTGATGTCGTGGATATCGTCAATAAAATAGAATCCTCAGGTATAGAGGTCATAGGTAATTATATGTTCGGTATGAGTGGAGATACTATCGATACCATGAAGGAAACTTTAGATCTTTCGATAGAACTAAATACAAGTGCAGCAAATTTCAATCCAACCATGATTTTTCCTGGTTCTCCATTGTTTAAACAGGCCGTCATGAATGGTGTAGCACTACCACCGACCTATTCAGGATATTCTTATTATTCAAAGGATTCGTTTCCAAATCCAACAGAAAATTTGGACAGAAATCAAATACTCAAATTCAGAGACGAGGCGTTCAACAAATATTATGATAGGAAGGATTGGTTCAGAAAAATTAAAAATAAGTTTGGAATTGAATCGGTCAATATTTATAAAAAAGTTTTAAAAACAAGGATAGAAAGAAATGTTAAGAGTTAATTTATTCGGTGATAATAAACATTGTTTCAGTAATATATTTACTGATTTCATCTATACAGACACAGATTGTGATTTGGATGTGTTTGTTACACAGGCCTTTCACCATGACCCATGTATGTTGATTGATTTGAAGACTGATAATCTGATAATTTTTAATCTTGATGTATGTCATTCACTAAGGTATGATTTGTTTCCTGCCGTTGATAAGTTCCTACAGAATACTAACATACAATGTTTGGTAACCACATCACATTTTTTAACAGAAGATATTGATGAGAGATTTGATTATCTATATTATTCCCAAACCACCCATGATTTAAACGAAAACATACCAACTAAAGATTTACCAATTTTATTTTCAAGGGATGTTTCTTATTTAAGGCAGAGAAAATACTTAACTTTAAATAGTGTGGTCAAACCACATAGGACAGGCTTATACGAGTTCCTCCGTGATAAAAATCATTTAAATGATGGTTGGGTATCGTACAACTCAGGAGCACTACAAGGATGTTTTCCTGAAGGTGAGCATGTGATACTTGATAATGTTGATGATTTAAGAGACCAAGAAAATAGAGGAATGGCTGATTGGAATTTTGGTCTCTACCTATCTTCCTATTTTAGTATCGTGACCGAAACAGAATTTAATTATGCAGATGGTGAGGATATTCCAAGTGTAAATTTTTCCGAAAAAACATTCAAGGCCATACTTGGAATGCATCCATTCTTCGTATTATCCCAACCGAAGGCACTATGGTCTTTACGACAACTTGGATTCAAAACATTCTCGGATTATTGGAATGAAGACTACGACTTAGTCCAAGACGACCATTGGAGGCTACAAAGTTGTTTGAAATCAATCGGAGAGTTTTTAGATAATGATATTCAAAAAATTCATCAGATATTGAGTGGTGTAAACTTTGATTCCACAATTGGTCAAATACTAAATCACAACTTTAAACACTTTCCAAATCACACAAAAATACAGAATAATTTACTGAGAAGTAAAATTCATGAGTTCGTAAATGGTTAGCTAATAATAATATATTTCTATAATAATCAGATATATTTATACAAAAAGAGGTTATATGGCAGAAAATACATTATGGGTTGAGAAATACAGACCCAATACACTCGATACATACATTGGTAACGAACAACTAAAAGACAAGGTAAAACATTATTTGGATAGTGGTGATTTACCACATCTACTATTATTTGGTAAGGCTGGAACTGGTAAGACCACATTAGCTAAATTACTCGTCAACAACATAGATTGTGATTATCTATACATTAATGCTTCAGACGAGAACAATGTAGAAACCGTAAGGAGTAAGGTCAAGAACTTTGCCTCCACTATGGGATTCAAGGATTACAAGGTTATCATCTTGGATGAGTGTGATTACATTACACCAAATGCTCAGGCCGCTCTAAGAAACTTAATGGAAACATTCTCAAAACATTGTCGGTTTATTTTGACTTGTAATTTTGTGGAAAGAATCATCGACCCGATACAGAGTCGTTGTCAATCTTTTCAAGTCATACCACCAAATAAAAATGATGTAGCTAAACACCTACACAATATATTAACACAAGAGGGTGTAGGATACGAAAGAGAGGACTTAGGTATTATTGTCAATAGTGGTTATCCTGATATCAGAAGGGTTATCAACGGAGCTCAAAGACAATCCATCGGTGGTAAGTTGAGTATTGATAAGCAGAGTATTGTGGAGAACGACTACAAGATGAAGTTGTTGGAGATACTCAAGACACAAGATAGAAAAAACGCTTTCAAGAACATTCGTCAGTTATTGGCTGATGCGAAGGTGACGGACTTCGCAGACTTATTCCGTCTTTTGTATGATGAGGTCGATAGTTATGGTAAAGGTCATGTAGCCGATTGTATACTGATTATCGCCAAGTATGAACTAAGTGACGCTCAAGTGGTGGATAAGGAAATCAACGCGATGGCTATGTTGATTGAGATATTGTCAACGATAAAATGAAGAATAGTGAATGAATTATTAGAAAAATGTCGGATAGGATATAGATTTGGAAAGATAACACCTGATAAGAGGTATTGGTTATGTTGTGGTGGAGTCAGTAGTATTGGAAGTTGGGACGAAGATGGTGGTTTCAAAAAGTTTTGGAACTCACAAAAATATCAAGATTTAAGAGATGTCCTACAAAATGATATTAAACAATTCAAAGAAGTTGATGTATGTAGATATTGTCCACATTATGTTACCGAATTAGATTGGGATAAACATTATAGTTATGTAGACACAGAGGGTAAACCAAAACAAGGCCCAAGAGAATTTCAATTCGAAGTTGGTAATCCTTGTAATCATAGATGTGATTTTTGTTGGCATTGGTCAAAGTCCTTGTTAGAGAAAGGTCATCCAAATCCTAATTGGAAGGAGTGGTCGAAGCAGTTTATTGAGTGGGATGTTTTTAAATCGATAATTGATGACCTTGAAGATTTAGGTGGTTGTGAAGTGATATCAATTAGTGGTGGTGGAGAACCATTTGTATTGAAAGACATGATGAAGATGTTGAGTTATGTCAAGAGTAAAGGTTTTGAACTAAAGTTATTCACAAATTTTTCTATAATATCACATGATGATATCAATAAATTAGTTGAGATGGAGATAAACCAATTAGATATTAATATATCGGCTGGTACGAGAGAAACCTATTCCGACTTGAGAGGTGTGAAACCAAAGGAATGGGATAAACTTTTGGAAAGGTTACGATACTTAGGAGAGTTAAAAAGTGAAAAAACATTTGTCAAGTATGTGAATATCTTGACTAAGGACAACATAGAGGAGGCCGAAGAGATTTTCTCTATAAGTGAAGAATTAAAAATAGACATGATTGATTTTAGAGTAATGACTTCTCATCCATTGTATGATAAGTTAATACCGACAGAAAGTCAAATAAATAAATTTGTTAAAAGTGTTCCAAAATTATCCTTGAAACATAAGGTTGATTATTGGAATGAATTAGAATATGTAAGGAGTTAGAATGTACTTTGAAGCAACAGTTGTATTCATAGAAGAAATACAAACGAAAAATGGTGTCAAAGAAAAGAAGGTTAGGAGAAGTTACTTGGTGGAATGTGATTCCGTTACTGTGGCTGAAGCTAAAGTAAATGAATTCGTAAAGGATTCACCCTTTGTCTTTGAGACAATATTAGTCAAACAATCCAAAATAGTGGATGTGATAGAGTAATGGAAAGATATTGGGGAGAAAAGAAATCTACAAAGTCTGCTTCTTCGAGTAATGAGAAGCACATCACCGTACAAGACAATAAGATTTATTATTATTCAAATGTGAATAGAGGAAGTTGCTCCGAGTTAAATAAAAAGATAGGTGAGTTGGAAGGTAAGTATCTTGGTACTGCAAAGAGTTTGGATATTGAACCACCAACCATTAAATTACTAATCAACTCAGGTGGTGGTTCTGTGGTTAGTGGTATTGCATCTATGGATACGATATTGAGGACACAAGTTCCAATCCATACCTATGTGGATGGATTTGCAGCAAGTGCAGCAACCTTTATGTCGGTTGTTGGTAATTACAGATTTATGAGTAGAAATTCTTATATGTTAATTCATCAATTATCGACTCAATTTTGGGGTACTTACGCAAACTTTGAAGATGAGAAGAAGAATCTCGACTTAATGATGACGACCATTAAAAATGTTTATAAAAAATATACTAAAGTTCCAGTTAAGAAACTAAATGAAATATTGAAACATGATTTACTTTGGGATGCCAACACCTGTAAGGAGTATGGATTAATAGACGAAATAATTTAAGGAGACAAAATGGCTAAAAGAAAATTTAAACCACAACAAGGAAAACATCAACCCGCTCCACAACAAGTTCAAGTGGATTTGTCGCAGGCAGAAACGATGAAGTGTGAGGATTGTGGAAACTATGTTTGGATTAAAGCTACAGTTATAAAAAGAATATCGGCACTCATGAGTCCGACTGGTCAAGAGGCACTTGCACCTATAGAAATATATAGCTGTGGTAATTGTGGGAAGGTTCCGACCTCGATGTTAAAAGATGTAGGGTTGGATTCACAATCAATTCAATGATTGATTTTGAAAATAATTACATTGTAAATAATTTAAATACTGATTTCGATTTGTCGAGATATTATCATCGTGATTTGTTGGCTAACGATTGGCAAACAATAATGCTAAATAGTAAAATAGACAACAAAGGTTTGATAAAATGGAACGATAAGATTCAACTATACAATTGGATGGAAGAGAATGGTATACCATCACCACCAATAGTATATTATTCAAATGAAAATCACGAAGTTAGTGATGTCTTAAAATCATTGGATGAAAATAAATCATATGTAATCAAACCATCTCATTTATCACTTTCAAGGTATGTTTTTAAGTGGAAAGATGAGAATGTTTATCAGATACATACACCTACCATGACAGAATCGGTCTTGAAAGGTCAAAAGGGTAACGATGACAAAAGTCCTCTCAAGGTTTGGCCATGGGTATCACCATACGAAAGAATTGATTCTTTAATGAGACAGGCTTGGAACACACTTGATGATGAGGACTGGCCGAGATACTATTGTCCACCAGGTGTAATTATTGAAGAGTATGTACAAACCCGAACTGAGATTCAGATTTTATGTATTTGGGGAGTAATTGTTTTTGCTTCTGTAAATTATATAAATCATGAATCGTGTGGTACTGGTCAATTTGATATTGAAATTGATAATGAAGAAAATATAGTAGGTGGAGTTGAATACCTACCAAAATGGTGGGAAGAGGCTTGGGAAATGTGTGAACCAATACTAAAAAAATCAAGACCTGACCAAATAAGATTGGATTTTATGTTCCATGATAATCAAGTTTATTTAAATGAATTTACTTGGAATCCTGGCTGTGACTTCAATAAAGAAAATCAATCCTTATCCCCACATGCATACACGCTCCTAACCGATGGGTATGAATATATTTTAGGTGGTAAAAGACCTCGTGTCAAATTGAGTATATGATGGGATATTTGAAGATTAAAAAAAGTAGTTATTGGGATAGTATGTCTGATACAGGTTTTGGTGATAGGATAAGAATATGGGCTTACGCATACAGATTGAATAAATTTCATGATTTCAAATTTACCATTATAGTTGATGATTTTGAGTGGAGAGAACTAAAGTATTTAAACTTCCCACATACCAAGTCTGAAACTAACATAGATTTGACTGATTGTGAATATGCAGGAAGGGGTAGACTCGATACATCAAAGAATTATTATGTCAATGCCGACTCATCAGTTGATAATGAAGTCGCGTCTCAAGTAAAATTCAAAGACAAAGAATTAGAAGATAAGATAAAAGAATTACTCAAAGATAGAATTGGTGTTCATATCAGACATTGGCCAATCGATGAAGCAGATAAAAATCATAATTCAACAATCGAGAGATTTAATTATGAGGCAAAAATGGATAAGGTGATTGAAGTACTTGATAAGTTGAATCATAAGTACAACTCTAAATTTTATATCAGCAGTGATGTTACTTATGATAGACCACCATTTGGAAAGTGTTTACCTAATTTTAAAAAAGAAGATAATTGGTTGTCTGAGGTTTATAAAAAGTATGATGTGATTGATTATAGAGACATATTATCATTTGATGATAATTTTCCGATTGCAACCCCTAATGAAAATAACCAAAATTGGTTATCAGTTTATGATGATGAGGTATCGTTGTCGGGTATCAAGGCGGTAAAGTCTGATGGTAATAAATTGGACATAGTTGAAAAGGATTGGATTTACGATTTAAAAATCAAAAGAGATGTGATTGATTTATTTAGTCTCATACATAGTAAGTTGTTTATCCCCTCGTACAAAACTGGCATTCATTCTCGATGGAGTGAGTTTGTGGAGTGTTATAGATGGAAATAAGTAAGGTATCTTTAGATATAGCAAATTATTGGAGAGACCACCAATATCTAACGGAATCCAATAAAAATGCAGGAGTGATTGTTGCATTTGATTGGTTAAATGATAAATTAATCGAGATAAATACCAACATAGATTTAGGTGACTCTGAACTTAAACACTTTAATTTTGATTGTTTTAAGGATTTTATACAGAAAAATAATTTTAATTTTGTCTTGGGACTTCGTGATGGTACAATATCAAATCCATCAGATGAATGGACGGAAAAGTTAAGTAATGTTTTGAAATCCAATGATATAGATTATGATGAGTATTTGGTAGATGTTTGGCCAACACCGATACCTGAGTTTGACATTGGGAAGAATATTTTCGTATTAAGGTATGCTTATGATGAATATTCAAAAATTGACAAGTTTGCGTCTAACAATTCAAAATTTAAAAAATGGATAGAGGGTAGTGAATGGTCAAATTATTTTGGTGGTACAATAAACTCAATCTATGTCAAAAGAAGAGTAATTGTACTATGTAGTGATGTAGGTAATTTAATTATGGATGATGGATTTAGTAAGTGATAAAATTTTATTTCAAACTCAATGGTTATACAAAGAAAAAAATATCAAGGGATATTAAAAAGATAGAAGTTATTGACCGAGTTAAATTACAAGATGGAATAGATACCTTTCAAAAAGAATTAGACTGGCCACATATGTGGTCAGTTGACGATGCAGAAAAAAGATTGAAAGATAATTGGTGGTTTTATGTGATAGAAATTGATGATAAATATGTCGGATGGTCTTGGTTTGATGTTAATACAAAAAAATTTTGTAATTTATATGTACATGAAAATTATAGAAATAATGGATATGGTAAAGATTTAGTTTATGTAAGATTAAACGAATGTAAGAAACAAGGTGTTGAAAAAGTTTGGATGGAAGTCGAGGAATGGAATGTACCGATTCAAAAAATTGGACAAGAACTTGGTTGGGCACCAAAGATACATTACACTTTTTGGACTGGTGGTTTTGATTCAACCTATTTAATATGTAAATTATTAATAGATAACAGAATTGTTCAACCGATTTACATAGATGATAGGGTAGAGCATGGCGGATATCATTCCAATCCACTAATAAAACAAAGAGGTGAGGATACATATCCAAGACAATCAACCGATATTGAAAAGTATAGGATAGATTGGTTAGAAGATAAGATTCATAAGCTCATACCAAATTCTAAAGATTTGTTATTACCATTGATGATTGTAGATAATCCTATAAAAGAGGATAACCACATAAGTGATGTAGTAAAGAAATATAACGAATGGATACCTGAACCATTATTTAAGGATAAAAATGGTAATCCACATTGGTTAGAAGTTCAGGCAGACATACTAACGAGATTTCAAAAGGAATTTGGTATGGAAGTTTATTACTCCAACGACCACATTGATGGAGAGGTTTGGGAAGCCTTAGATGATGCCATAGAGGATGGAAAGTTAGATGTGAATAAGTTATCGGATGAGTATAAGGAATTTGAGATATTTAGTGGATTCAACCAACCATTGAGAACCACTAATAAGGAAGAAATGTTAGAGGATTCAAAACTACATGGATTTGATGAGTTGTTGTATCATACTTGGACTTGTTGGTATCCAAAGGATGATGAACCTTGTAATGAATGTAAAATGTGTAAGGAGAGAATAATAGAATGTCGGAGTATTGGGGATACCATTTAATACTTGATTGTAAGAATGGAAGAAAATTAAACGAAGATTCTGAAGAAGATATAAGAGTTTTCATTAAAGAACTTGTGGATAAAATTGATATGGTGGCCTATGGAGAACCAAATATAGCCTATCTACCAACACCAAGTAGACCTGAGTGTTCGGGTTGGTCTGTGGTTCAGTTGATTTACACAAGTAGTATCACCTGTCATTTTGCAGATGATAGCGGTGATTTTTATTTGGATGTTTTTTCGTGTAAAATATTTGATGTTGATGATGTCTTGGACTATGTCGAGCAATATTTTTCACCTTCTGAGGTGAAACAAACATATTTATTAAGAAGTACTAAACCTGAAAGCAAATATTCGTAGGAGTTATAAAATGAAAAGGTTATTCTTTATGCTGGCCTTTATTTCGTTCTTGACAGCTCAAACAGCAACAATCAAAAATAGTATAGTAGGATATTCTACATTAGGAGATACAGTTTCTTTTGATAAACCATATGTTTGGTCATTTACAAAAAGTGATGATTCGAAGTGGGGAATCTCAATGTTCTTGGACGCACCTTGGGCAAGAGATAAAGTTTATGTAGAGGAATTATACTACAAACCTTATACCGATAAATTCACGATTATATTAGGTAGACAACCAATACCATTTGGTTCTAATGTACCCTACTTGGATTTAACAAGAGGTGATAAGTTTACCTACCAAACACCAACACCTAACGATGTTGGTTTGTTATATTTTGGGGATGGTGTTACTATCTATGGTGGAGTTGGTAGGTGGTTCTTAGAAAGCTATTACGGAAATGATATAGAAAATGGATTCGAGGAATACACATCAGGTCGTGTGAGTTATGAGTTTGGTGACCACTTTGTTGGTGTATCATTTGATGACCAAAACAATCAGGCACTTGATGTAAGTGGATATAGTGAGTTCGTAGATTATGTTACAGAATTTAGAGAGGATTACCAATGGGGAAGAGCCGTTGTTAGACTACCTAATATGTGGCATCTAAAAGGTTTAGGACTAATCGGTGGTTTGGAAAGAACTGAAGATGAAACACAGGCACTTTATGGTGTTGTGTATCAATATGGAGAATCTAATCAATTTGTTTCTGCTGAATTAAGTGGAGAAGGTGATTTAAGGGTTAAATTGTACTATGGTTTTACTTTAAAGGTAGGAAAAGAAAATGAATAAATTTTTAAAAGGATTTATAGCAGCAGTAGTTGCAGTATTCGCTTGGTCAACCCTCGAAGTAACTGGTAGTTTTATATTTGCAGAAGGAGCAGGGCCTGTATCGGTATTGTCGGTTAGGTTTCTAATCGCCACACTATTGTTTGGTGGGGTAATGCTATGGAAGAAACAAACCACAGGTGAAAATCTGTTTTATGTCGAGAAGGAAGATAGAAAACAATTCTTGATTAATGGTGTAATACTTGCAGTACACTTATTGGTGTATTGGTTCGCTTGGGAATTACTCGACCCAAACCTACCTGTTATTTACGCTATATTCTATATGTATCCATTTATACTATGTTTGATTTCCATTTTTTACTATGGAGAGAATTTTAGTAATAATCGAAAGATTGCATTAGGATTGGGAACACTCGGTTGTATGTTTGCCATTGAATTGATACCATCATTCTCACTTGAAGGTCTAAACACTAAAGGTGTGTTATTAGATGTTGCAGCCTGTTTGACTTGGGTAGCCTATCTCATAGTAGGACAAGGTATTATGAAAAAGTATAAACCACTTACGATTGTATTTTATGACTTTCTACAAGTGTTTGTTTATGTTTCATTATTTCAATCACCGATGACAACCATTTCAGAAGTGACATTTAATGGATTACTGGCAATAACTTACATTTCAGTAGTGGCGAGTTTTATTGCCTATCTTTGTTATTGGATAGCAGTTAAGAACATTGGAGCAACCAATACAAGTATGGTTGAATTGGGAACACCAATATTTGGAGTATCACTTGGTTACTTTTTCTTAACGATGACACCATCCTTGTGGCAGATAGCTGGACTTGTGATGATTTCATGTGGATTATACCTAATCTACAATGAAAGGCAAGTCGTGTATGACCAATGATTTCGTAGTCAAAAGTGGTGGTTTTGCCTTCGAGGTTCCGTCTTCTCATAAATTCAGATTTGACTTAATTGAAGGTCAACAGATTTTAGATGTTGCTATTTGGTGCAAAGAAGAACCAACAAAAGAATTTTTAAGTATGCATCAGACCATATTTATGAATGGCCGTAAAATCACAAAAGGTTCTTTATTATACTCGGACTACATAGTAAGAAGAGTTATAGCAGAGTGTATTGAAGAAACTGAATATGAATCATCCAAAGAGGGATATTTTCATCATAGTGTGATGGGATATTGTGATGATGTTGAAACTCAAACCAATAGAAGCTGTAAAACTAATTTTTTAAATAGCATTAGTAAGTTTGGATTAGAAGTTGAGAATCTTAATGACAATACAATAAATTTATTTGAAAAATTTACTTGTACACCAGATGGTAATTTACTACATTATTCATCTGATGCTAAAAAGGGAGATTACATTACATTTTTAAGTCATGTAGATTTATTAGTCTCGGTTTCTTTATGTCCCTCAGTAGATTTGACAGAAGAAGTGTATGAAAATTGTAATGTAAAGCCAAATATACCAATAAAAATATCGATATATGAATGACAATAAGATACGATATTTAGATTTAGGAAGTGTTTCCAATGAGATGTATATTTCTCTTTGGGAATACGATAGTATAATACATTTAACTCAACCACTAATCATAAAATTTAGTACCAAAAAAACAATGGTTTCTTTCTTTCAAGGGCCATTCTTCAATAAAGATAAAAAAGAATGGGAAAATTATCACTCGGATTTGAGTGATTATTTTTATTCAAAAGAATTATCAGACATTGATAAAGTAAGGTATTATCAGAAAGTAGAAATTGAATATGATGCGGAAGTAGTTTATTATGTGGAAAGTCCAAATGTAACAAATTTTATTTATTTTTTTCCCAATTGTGGCCAGTTAGAAGATAAGAATAAAAGAAAACTTGTAACTGATTTATGGTTTAATAGTGTTGAGGAGACTTTAGAAAAAACAAATGTTGGTAAATGTAAATATGAAAATAATGATTTATTTTTTAAGAAGGGTGATAAATGGAAAAAGTTTCTTGGGAGTATGTATCGAACGGCACCGAACAATTGGGGCAACTCTGAAATTAGTATAACATATGATTTTGATTCTAAAATTGCCAATAGGGTTAGGACATTTGATAGTAAAGTAAAGATGAAAAAATTCTATGTTGATGACATAAAGGATATGGTTGGTGGATTGTGGGAAGTTGATTCCACCATTGATAAGAATGAGTTTGATATTGAAGTAGTCAATAGAATGTGTTCTAAATTAGGACAAACTATACAACATGATAGTCTATCTCAAGATGAGCACAATACATTGTTCAAAAGAGGTAAGAGAAGGATGACCGAGGAAAAATGGTATCTACATGGAAATAATGATGACTTTGAGCTAATAACATGAAGATATTGATTACAGGTCATACATCAGGTATCGGTAAACATCTATATGAAAATCTTGATGGAGATGTAATCGGCGCCAGTCGGTCTAACGACAAACCAATAAAAAGAATATCAGAGTGGTTTGATGGGAGCTGTGATGTATTCATAAATAATGCACATGATGATGATGACCTAATGGCTCAATCTGATGCATTAAAGTATGTATTTGACGAGTGGAAAGACAAATCAAATAAAAATATAATATCTATCGGTTCTATTTCACCAGATTTTGAGGATTATGATAAACCTTCGTGGTATAATAAATCAGCAGAAAGATATACAACGGGCAAAAAAATATTAGATAAAACTAATTATAATTGTTATATGAAATTTGAGAATGTTAAATGTACAATTATTAGACCAGGTTGGGTAGACACACCAAAAATAAAAGAAATTTGGGACGGAAATAAATTAACACTCAATCAAATTGAAGATGTAATAAATTTTGTAATTAATTTTCAAGGTCGTATAAGGGAGATTACACTTGAGAGTAACTGATGATTTTATAAAAAAATTAGATATAAGATTTGATGTGGGTGCCTTAAAAAAAGAATGGTGGGATTTACTCGATAAAAATCTGTTAGACAATATGACGAAGATAAATCAAATTGGATTGACACATACCGAAAGTTGTGATGAGGATAAAAGATGGCACCAGGCCGTTGGAAGTTTATTTTGGGATGAAAATCGTAATTTAAAAGAACAAGACTTTACCCATATTAATGCGGAATTGGAAAAATTATGTCCTTATATGTGGGAGGTCTGTCACGACATGAAATCAAAATTTTCTATCGGAAGAATACGAATAATGATTTTGAAACCTAATACAACATATGCCATGCACAGAGATTTCGAAAGAAGATGGCACCTTCCAATTGATGCACCAAGAAATAGTTTCTTATATTTTAGAACAAATGAATCTCACATATTAACTGATGATTTATTGGAATCATCTCATGGTATTGGATTTCACATACCTTCAAACGGATATTTATATGAGACCGAGAATAGTCTATGGCACACAGCTGTATACACAAGAACCGAGGAGACAAACGAATACGATAGAGTTCACCTATTGTTTGATGAGTCATTGTCATGAAAGGACTAATAGAGTTAGACGAGTATTTAGATTTAAGTGATTTAGACTCGGTTAAAAAGGAATTTGAAAAAGTTATAGATAGTCTCCGTGACCATTGGAGAATGTTTTATTCAGATACAAGGGAAATCGATGAAGATGGTAATTATCTTAAGGATAATCCAAATGTTCATATGATTTCATTGTCCAAATTAAATGAAGATATAGTTGATAACTCTTGGGATAGGTACTTTCTACTCGACAATTCAAAATATTGGCTCGATGATACCGACATAACTGATAAATTACCAAACTTAAAAAAGATGATTTCAAAATTACCCTTCAAAAATACCGCAAGAATCTTTGTAGTATTCACAAGAAATCAACTCAGGTTCTCGAAACGGCCAATACTTACCAAGAGTGGTAACGAGATAGCCAATCACAGAGACCATCCCTACGATAAGTGGAGACATGAGATGATTTGGATACGATTCAGTAATGCCAAAAAAATATTCATTATGGAAAATAACAAACCTAATTATATAAAAGGAAACTCGTGTTGGTTCGATAGTAAGAAAATACACGGAACAGAAACAAATGGTTATGGTGTTAGTTTGAGGGTAGATGGAGAATTTACAACTGAATTTCGTGACAGGTTATTTGGTCAAGGTTCAAAGTGGATGACATTAGAAGAAAAAGATTATGATAATTACAGACAAGTTTGGAATTAGATTATGAGAAAGAAGAAGGTTACAAAAAACAAAGGTCTATTCGACCATATAACACACATCACACAAAGACAAACCAAAGGGTATTGGGATTCTCTGAACGAAACAGAGAAGAAGCAGTGGTCAAATTATATGATACACAGGTTTCTCTCCATGAAGATGGATTATGTCGAGGTTGTGAATGAGCTCCAAAGATACAATTTGAAGCCAAAGGAATTATATAAATTATACACAAATATCCTTCCAAAGAAAAAAGAATGGTTGAGATACACTAAAGGAAAAAAGGTTATGAAACATCCAACATGGGTTGTAGAGATTGTCACAAAATATCATCAAGTCAGTATAAAAGAAGCTAACGAGTATTTGGAAATATATTATAGTTCCGAACAAGGAAAGGCTGAATTGAAATCCATACTTCAAAAATTTGGAACTGAACCAAAGGAAATCAAGAAACTAAATCTTCCCTAATGGCCAGAGTAAACTATGAAACTCTTGGTAAAATCATCGATGTGGATGAGAAAGACTTGGAGTTTGAAAGGGTTACCAATTCAATAGATGTCGTGGATAGAGAATATGGCGTTGAAGTTATATTTGATTACTATCGTAGACATGGATTCCCTCATTACACAATTCGTGAAGAAGAAAAACACGACCATTTGAATAAGCTGAGAAAGTTTGATGTCGATACCATATTCAAAGATAATCAGATAGTACAAACTATGCATGGATTGAGGTTGTGTTGGACTTATCATCCACATTTTTGGGAAGTAAGATGTGGTAGTGCTAAGAAATCACCTATGGAAATATTCTTGGACGATGATATGTTTAAATCCACGATTCGTAAATGTTGGAATTGGGAACAGAAACACTACAAGGGTGAAGACCCAAATGGAGAGAGAAATGTTTTTCATGAAAATAGACTCAGACAATCAATAAAGATTTATAGTGGAACACAATCCGTTAGTAATTTTAGACCAACGGCAGCAAAACTAATATACGAAAGGTATGGTGGAGATGGAATTGTATGGGATATGTCTTGTGGATGGGGTGGTCGTTTGTTAGGTTTTTTATCCGCTAAAAATACCAAACATTATATCGGCACAGAACCATCCACTAAGACATTTAATGGTCTAAATGATATGAGCAAAGATTTCCATTATATAAAAAAGAAAGTCGATATATATAAACAAGGAAGTGAAGAATTTAAACCAAAGTCAAATTCATTAGACTTGTGTTTCACTTCCCCACCTTATTTCGATACTGAAAAGTATTCTGATGAGGAAAGTCAAAGTTATAAAAAGTTCCCCACACAAGATGAGTGGGTGAATGGTTTCCTAAAAACAACTATAAAAAATTGTTATCACGGACTTAAGAAGGGTGGTTATATGTTATACAATATAGCAAACACACCCAAGTATAAGTTTATTGAAGAAGAGACTCAGAGGATTTCAACCTCACTCGGATTCATACAAGAGGAAACTATCCAGCTTACATTATCAAGTGTAATGGGAGCAGGACATAAATATGAACCAATTTTCGTTTTTAGAAAAGGATAAAAGATGGACAAACAACAAGTACCGATTAAAGTGAACTACTCAAATGGTTCAAATTTGACACCAGACCAACAAATGATGTTTAAAAATTTGGAGTGGGGTATAAATTTAAAGGCAAGTACAATGTACTTAAGTTATGAGATTGACCAAGACCAACTTTATGCGGTCATGACAAGATTTGATAATTTTGTAACGGTTAATCCAAAACAAGATATAACATTGAACATCACATCATATGGTGGAGATGTTTACGCTATGTTAGGAACGATAGATTACTTCAAGTCCCTACCTGTCAAGGTTAATACACATTGTGTTGGAGCCTGTATGTCAGCAGCAGCTGTCATATTGGCCTGTGGAACTGGAAAAAGGTCTATGACAGAAAACTCAACCGTAATGGTACACGAGGGTTCAGCATTTGAAAGTGGAAAGACCTCTGATGTATTGAAAGGGGCCGACCACTTAAAGAAGTTACAATCCAATATAAATCGTATCATGGGAGATGTAACAAACAAATCAACAGAGTTTTGGGAAGGTGTGTCAAAATCAGATACATATTTAACAGCAACTGAATGTTTAGAATATGGTATTGTAGATGAAATTATTACTTGACTTTAATGAAAATATTTCGTAAATTCTTATATCACATTAGGAGAACTATATGTCAGAAGAGACAAGCTTATTAGATATGAAAAGAAACTCAATCAAAGATACACCAAAGTCAGAACCCACAACCGATAATATTGTCGAGTTGATGGAAAAGGAATGGCCCGAGATGACTAAGGAGTTCAAAAAATTACAACGAGAACAATATGAATTGTTCTGTCACAAACAACATGATTACGGTCCTGGTAATATATCAGTTGGAACTCAATTGAAGACTAAGGAAGAAATAAAGCTATCACTCACAGGTTTATGGTTTCGTATGAATGACAAACTACAACGAGTAAAAACACTATTAATGAACGACAGAGAATCAGCCGTAAAGGATGAACCATTGGAAGATGCTTACCTTGATGTTTCCAACTATGGAATAATGGCAACTCTCGTAGGTCGTGGAAAGTGGGGAAAATAATGAAGACAGCAAAATACTTTACGGCCAAATGGTGTGGCCCTTGTAAAGCTTTCAAACCTGTAATGACCGAAATAATGAACGAGGGTC